CAACCTTAAACCTGAGGACTGATTCAGCCACAAGCCACCCGGCGATAAAACAATCTTACCGCCGTCTAAGCTTTGCGCGCTCCATTGCTTTTTCTTCTTCTTCGTTTTTTAGCGAATAAAAAGCAGCAAAGTGCAGCAGCTCTTCGTCAGTTAATTCTGTTCTAAGTTTGCTGACTGTCATGCCTAATTCGCAGGCCAGGAAGAACTCAAAATAAGTCCACCTGTCCTGCTTTAGTCGTTTTTTGCCTCATCAATGCTTATGCTGTCGTCTGCTACGCCGAACAGAAACAGTTCAAGATCATTCAGCACGGATTCAGGGAGTTGTCTTTGAAGCTTTGGGGCATCTGCTGCAGTGAACGCTTTAGAGCCATCTTCAAGCTCTGCAATTTGGCACAACATTTGTGTGCTAATGTCTAAAGCTTGCTCAGTTCCGGCAAGGCTTTGCGCTTTTTTGCGGTCAGCGCGAGTAATCGGCTTGAAATACAGATCGACAATCTTTTTGCCGTCTGCGTTCTTCAGTTCAAACTTGCGGCGCTGGTTGAGGTCAAAAGCCCCAACCAGCAGATCTACGGTGCGATTTGAAGCAGGCATTTAAGCGACACATTTGTCACTCAAACTATACCTCTATCACTCCAAATTGGAAGTAATGGTTCCAGAAGTGATGAAGTTGCAGCTGACAATCACAAGCTCACCAACCGTGGAAGTGATTTCCATGTCGGTGATGATGCCAGCAAAGCTCACAGAGTCAGTGCCGGTGGTGGTGCCAGTGGTGAACAGCTCAAAGGTTGCATCTGCAGGGTCTGCAGTGGTCACAACGTCTTCAAGGAATCCAGCTTGACCAGTTGCGTCTGGATCGTAAACAAGCTCAACAGTACCGGAGCCAGACACCATGCTGCCAACAAAGCTGCGGAAAGTGTCGCCGTGAACGCTGGTGTCGAGCGTTTCTTTTGTGATCGACAGACTCCAGCTGCGAGTGCCAACAATCGTGGCGTTAGTGGTGCCTGCTGCATCAAATTGAACAGTTCCCTGTTCGCCTCGAATGGTAGCCATGGTCAGAGTTCCTCGATGAATTCAAAGGTCACACGGACCTGAGTTTGAAAGTAGCCTTCAGGTGCTGGGGTTCCAACAACTTCAGGACCGATTGGCGCATCGAAGTAAACCCCCGACACTATGACTCGATTATAGAGATCACGAATACGCTTGCCGATCGTATAGTTAGCGCCGGAACCGACACCAGCAGGCGTGAAGATATTGATGACAACGACGCCAACAATTCTATTTTGAGAGTCAGTCGTTAGACCTTGGCTTAGATATTCATTAGCACCAAAGTTTAACAAGCATTGCACCCATGATGAGTTAGGTGTTGGCGCATAGGATACGTTGTTGAAGACAACTGGGATTGCAGGAGTGTCCGCAAGTTCAGTTGCAAGCCTGCTTTCAATCGTGGCTCGGATGGTGTTGAGATTGGCGGTCATTTATCTCCTGTTAGCAATTTTGTTATACTCCTTTTTAACCCAAGGCTCCAGTTCTTTTGCGATCAAGTCTGGATAACCCGGAATGGTTCCTTTTTTTGTTTGATATTCGCCGCCCCAGGATGGAGGCAAATTCGTGCCATAAACCACTGGCTCGGCATACTCAACATTGTTGGTTAACTCACCTTTTTCTGGATTAGCCATCCAAGAATTACGCAGCCTGCCCGTATCAACAGGGGTTCGCTCTTTGAGCCGTTTTTCGGCCTCAAGCGTTGTTGCGGCTACCAGCAAACGTATGCTTTCGCTGTAGTAATTGCCGATTTGAGCCAGAGGGATTTCTTTTGCCATGATCAAGCCCTCAAGAACAACTGATAAACAATCGCCTGATTTGCCTGCTCAACCGTTTCAACCTGCACGATTTGATGCGTCACACTGCTGATGACTACCTTGTCATCGAGGCCAGGCGTATTAGACAACGCAGATGCTGCGACGGTTAGTTTCTTGTCATCACCACGCACGAGGTCATTCACCTCAGATGCGTTCACATCTTCCAAAACACCTTTGACGGTTTCAGTGGTGATCGTTTCCGTTGCTGTTCCTGTTGTCGGATTGTAAGACCCAAGCGAGACAGATTGAATTGTGATGTCGCCACCGAACTTGTCGATGGCTTTATTGGCAACCTTTCGCAGTGAGTCAGCCAGTGCCATCAGATCTTGTAGGCGATGCAAGCACCATTCTGAAGCTGGATGCTAGTAAAGTAACCCTCAAGAGCAGTGCTTGCATCAACAGTAGCACTAGCAAAATCATTATCAGTTACGTTTTCACTGAGGATTTCAGTGATCGTGCTGTTCTCGTAAAAAACGATATAGGAGAATTGACCAGTGTGAGCAACTGTGTCGTTAATGACCTCAGCGCCGACAGCGAAGTCAATAGGTGCGTGGCCGCCTGATAGTTTCGTCATGATCAGATTTTGTAAGCGATGACAGCACCACCAGTGTTCAAGGTGAATGCAGTGAAGACACCTTGGATTTCAAAACCTGCGGGCAGTCCTTCATCCAAGATGCTGTTGCCAGTCCAGTTTTGAACCGTCAACGCATCAAAGCTGGTATTGCTCTTCAGGATGACGATTCGACGCCAACGCCCAGTCTGTGCATCCGTTGAATTAACGAAATCAGCGCCAATGCTGTAAGACGGATCAATAGAAGTTTCGTAAGGCATGATCAGCTCCGTTTCACAGCAATGTTGCCTGGTCCACTAATTCTAAGCCCTGTCAAATAACGCTCGATGATTGGTGGAATACGATCTGCGCCAACAGCACCAGACTTGTCAGGCGTCACGTTGATAGGACCAACCTGCACGTTTTTGTAGTCTTCCAAGCCGCTAAGGCCGATGCCGTCTTTGTTGTTGTTTAGGTAGACAGCAAGGATCACTTGCGCTTTCTTGACCTGATCAGGAATCTCCGTGTCAGTGAAATAATCAGTTGTAATCCTGAACGGAAAGCCAACGGCGTAGGTGTTGATGTAGGTATCAGGCTTGCGAACACCAGTGCGCGGCCATTGCAGTGCTTGCGTATTAGTGACCCTTGCGCCTAAATAACGTTCACGATCAAGGCGTTGTGCTGCGGTATAAAGGGCACGATTCTTTTGATCATCAGTCGCTGATGCCCATGCAGTCACGTCTGCATCTTCAACCAAGCCATCGATGATGTCATTGGCATCACTAAGAGTCAAATAGGTGTTGGCATTAGCCCCACCAACCGTTGCATCAAGGGTGATTGCCATCAGCTTTCTCCGGCTTGGGCTTTACCGTCCGCCGCCTTTTTGGCTTTGGCTCTGTTTTAATTTTAGGCTCATTACTAGAAAGAGAGGCCACTGCCGAAGCAGTAGCCTCACGTTCACGCATTCGCCGGAAAGCGAATAAACCCATCAGGAAGCAGAAGCTTTGATCACAGCGTAGTTGATCACAACTGCTTCACCTGCGGTAGAACCCACGTTAGAAACAGTCACATCAAAACTACCTGCAGCCGTAGCAGAAACAAAGGCCAGATAAAGGCCAGTGGTAGCTCCAGACTTCACAGAAACCATGACCACATCAGTGGCAGCAACTTCACTGTTGGTAACAGTGAAGGTCACTTCAGCATCGCCCGCGAGCGAAGCATTGTGCATGGTGATGGCACCACAAGGCTGGTTAAGGGTTACACCAGTTGACTTGCTAGTCAGCTGAGTAACAGCGCCACCGGAAACATATCCGATTGCCTTGCCAGCAGAAACCTCAAAAGAAGAAGCCATGATTAGTTACCTCCTCAATCGAAGTTAGAAGTGACAGTCGCACGCACGATACCAATGTTCTTGGTTTCGTACACCTTGTTCCAGTTGGTGATGGTTTCCAACTGAGAACGGGTTGGGTTCGCGGTGGTCACGGCCCACTTAGCACCAACAGGGTGATAGCAGTAGTGAAGGTCGATGGACATTGCATCGCTCTTGGCGAGGATGTCACGATCGGTTTCAGTCTGCAGTGCAAGCTGTTCGCCAGA